GGCTTTCTTCACCTGCTTCAAGAGGATGCCCGGCACCATGCCTTGCAACTTGTCCCGCGTCTTGCGGAAGATGCTGTAGCCCTTGAAGCGCGTCGTCTGGTTCCGGCTGCCAATGCCCTCTAGCCACGGACCATATACGACGTTGCTATCGGTGATAAGGCCATGAAGAGATGACACCATCTGGCCGTTGATGCTTCGGGCGTAATGGCCCGTCTGAAAATAATGGTGTGCTAAAGCGTAGGCCCGGCTATGGAAAAGGCCCTCCGGCTCAGGCTGCGCCATGCTCACGGCCTCCGATTCACCCTGTAATGTGACTTCCTGAACTGCATCGTGGAGAGAGTCCAGCACAGGACCAGAGCCTAGCGTGAAAAAGGGGCCGGAAACCGTAATCTTCGTCGATAGCTTCACAGCACCATCGCCAATCGTCGCCCGTAGTTCTGCCGGGCGCGTTCCCATAGCAGCGTCAACGGGCTCGGTACGGAGCGGATTTGACCTGACTCCATCGCAATAGCTGCTTGCCCGCCGCTGATCTGCCCCGTCCAGCCCGATTGATCCTGCTCATAAGACGCCAGAACCAACGCCCGGCAAAGACGTTGAATATCGGCTGGCGGAACGTACTTGCTGATCGCCGCAGCATCGGCATGGCTCGCCGCCGTGGTGCCATTCTCGCCCCGTGTCACCGTCAGCGTCCGGGGCGCATAGACATCCTGGGCATCGGCATGAGCAGCGAGAGTGCTACCATCGTAAGCGCGCACAACGGTCAGGACATTCCCTGAGACGGCGGCGACGTACATGCGCTCGGAGTTGATGGTTATGATTTCGCCGGCCTTAACCAGCGAACCGTCGGTCACCGTAACAGCGGTCTCGCTCATGGAGGCCGTCAGGGCGCCGTTGGTGTTCGCCGTCGTATCCAATAGACCCTTAGCTGAGACGAACATCTGCTCCGTGCCGATCAGCAGCGTATCGCCCACCCCGATCAGCGAAGAATCGGTGACGTTTAGCGCCGTCTCCGTTCCGTCATCGGCTTCCGCCAATGCGCTGGCAGCCTTCGTCTCATTGCCGTAGCCCCAAGAACCTGTCACCCGTATAGCCCGCTGGGATGTATCGCCCGCCGTGAATATCGCCGTTGCATCGCTGGTGGCGCGGTCTATCTCCAATCGCGAGTAGGGCGGCCCTTCATTGGCCGGCTCCAGGAATATCTCGGTGACCGGGATCGTCACCACGTCGTCTCCTTCGCCCGTTAGAGCCGATACGCTGAGCAAGTCCTCATCCAGACGAAGCGTGTAGGCATCCCTGTTCCGGCTAACCACATCGGAATCCTGGGGCCACCGGAAGGACCGCGTCTGAGTCTTCGGGATGAAGCGGCGACGCAATTGGCGATCTATTTCGCGTGAACTAGCTTCGATGTGCTGATCGATGAGCGCATCGCGTAGGGCACCCGTCGTCTTGATAGCGTCTTTGACCGATTCACGCGTGCAGTACCAATTGCTCACGGCTTCACCACCACTGCCATATAAGCCGAAGGATCGTAGACCGTCGGCGGCTTGATAGCCCAACGCTCCAATAGGAAGCCAGCCGAGCCGAGCCAGCCCCCCGGTTCGCTCTCGGAGACTCGGCGGTGCTTGTCGTCCCCTTGATTCAGATGGACGAACACCAGCGCCCTACCGCCAACCCGCAGGACGCGATAGCCATCCCGCACCAACTCCTGCGGATCGTCCGTATGGTCAAGGACATTGAGTAGCAGCAATGTATCCGCATAGCCGTCGGGCACATCGCCTATCGGAACATAGGGCCACTTAGCCAATCCCGCTGCTCGATATGCGTCACCCAATGTATCCACAGCCGTCCCTCGGCTACAGCTCATGATCTCCATAACCGGGACAGGGCCAGCTCCGATCTCGACGGTGTTTTCCGCATTGCCCATATCCCTCCAGAAGAAATCATAGTAGCGCGCCCCATAAAGCGCCCACATCCTTTGCCTAGCCGTAGGATGATCTAGGTAACGCTTCCACCACGCCAGTTCCGCCTCCTGCATCGTCACGAAGAGACTTCGCGGCCGAGAGCGGACTAGCGGACCAGCGTTGCGGCTATTGAGCGTCACCGTCCCCCACTGTCGAGGCGATGAGACGCTCTTCAGCCACATCGGCCCCATCGGCCCCTTCCCTCCCCTTAACAAGCATGATAGACCGGCCACGGGCAGGCGCACCCTCTGCGCTTAGCATTCCCTTCTTAGCACCAAGATCAGCCACGGTCACAGAGACGACAGCCCTATGCTGTAAGATGATGCTTGGATCGGCCCAGATATCGTAACCGCATTGGCGGGCCCGTTCGCAGAAAGCCCAATCCTCGGACAAGTAATGCGTGCGGCTGTCCGCGTTGGGATGCCCAGCCGCGCGCAAGGTGTCTCCCTCATTGATACAAAACGGGCGAAAGAAGTCCCACATCGGGAGATCGCCGACACCCTGCTCGCAGTAGGCGATAGGCTCCACGCCGTTGATACTCATAAAGCCTGGCCATGCGCGTATCGTCTCCAACACAACCTTTGGGATGGCCATAAAGCCCGTAGCCAAATAACGCACCCGCAGCGGGTGCGCATCAGGCGAAAAGGTGATCGTTTGCCCCGGCCACATCAATGATGCCAGGTGTGGCTCACGGGAGCGGGTGACATAGATGCCCCCGACAGGTTCCTGCTTCTCACGCGCCAGAGTCACGATCTTGAACAGATCATCAGGCCAGAACTGCACATCGTCGTCCAGGATGACCATAACATCGGCATCCTTCAGCTTCGGCTCGGTTAAGAAGGTCGTAGCGAGTTGCGAGCGGGTCCGGGAGATAAGGGCATCGCCGTCGATGGTCTCCCAGTAGATGTCGTCCTCTGGTTCCCGCATGGCGATAGCAGCGACAAGGGAATGGGCCGCACGCACGTCGTAGTAACGCCAGATCGGCGTGGCTAGATATATCCTGCGGTTCGTATCGCTACCCTCCTCGTCTGCGCCGGCGCTTATTTCGCTGGGGCTTCAAGGCTTTGTCCCTGGGCGGGCCTTCAACCGCCTTGCCTCTTTCCTCTTCTTGGCCTTGTTCTTCTTCTTCTTCTTGCCCAATAAGAACCTCCGCCCCGCTGTCAATTGACGACGGCTCACTAGGAACAGGCTGACGAAAAGGTCCCTCTAAGCTCTCCACCTTCCCCGCCACTATCAGTTCCTCGGCCACGTCGGCGGGCAGGTTATAAACCTGCCCGCCGAACAGGGCCTTTCTCACGCCCCCTATGCTGGCATCACACTGACGGAGCGCCCGCACTCGCATCAGTAGGTAACCGCCACACAGGACGTAAGCGCGGTGTTGGCTGCGATGACGATCTCCGCCCGCACATAGCGGGCCACCTGGTCCCGCCGGACCCACATCTCCCGCACACCACTGGCGGCGTTCGAGGCCGCCAAGGTAGCGTCAGGATACGTGGTGGTGTTCACATTGGTGAAGTTGCCGTTGTCCGCCGAGTCCTGGATGTAGGCCGCCACCGTCGCCGTACCGGTTAGAGCACCCGTGGCCAAGACGAAATAGCAGCCCCGTTTGCCTTGAAGGTCAATGCCCAGGCCGTCAAGCGTCGCGGCGCCAGAGGAAACAGGCACCCTTGTCTCCACCGCCGTCAGAGCCGCTATCGGGTTATGGGCCGGACTCATTCTGCTTCCCATAGGTTCCTCCTTTAGTCGAGTTGGCGGGGGCCGGGAAGGCCCGGCCCCCTTTGTCCGCTATTAGGAAGTGGCACCCTTCAGAATGCGGAACGCGTCGTTCTCAGCGAAGAGCGAATCGTATCGCACTCTTGCCGCGAAGCCCACCTGATCGTTCCCCGCGTACAGTTCGTCAAGCCGCCTCATGCTCATGCCCACGCGGTCAACGAAGTAATACATGGAGAAATCGCCGAAGGCGCCAACCTCTTCGTTGGCGCCGATAGTTGCGGCGTCGTCCCAGCCAGTGCCATCGAACATGACGATGGGCCGTCCCAAGAGCCTCGGTGTTGGTTCGCTACCGATTAGCTCCATAAAGTGAATGCCCGCCGCTGCCGCCCCGATGGTGGCAATACGAGCGAGGAATGAGCTTGTCGTATGCCAGGTAGCGTTGGCCCGCCACTGAGCGGGGAGTTCATAGAAAGCGCTGACTATTTCAATCGCCGTCGGCGCAGCCAGTGTGAGCAGGTCAGTGATATCGCTAATGTCTCCCTGTCCGGCGCCGGTCGTGCGCAGCCCCAACGGCTCCGTGGCGTTGTCACCCTCGATAGCCTGCTGGTCCTCGTAGCGACCCAGGCTGCGGACGAACATGCCTGTGAGAAGCGTCGGGATATCGACCGCCGAATCCTCCAAGAGTTCGGCCGACACCTTGCCGATGCGCATGAACTTCTTGATGGTGAACGCGACCTCGCTGATGGTCGGGACGCTCTCGCCGGGCGCCGCCTCTTCCGCCACCGCTGCCCACGTCACGGCGTCCGTCGAGGCCGGCATCGTACCGGCGTCACGAGTAGTAGTTAAGACGGTGCTGATAGGTCGCGTCACGCCGCCCAGGGCACCACGGGCCAGGATTACGTCACGCCGCTGGTCGGTCGGGACCAGGAAGCCACCCTCGGCGTCGGTATCCTCCTGAAGCGCCTTCTGGCCATCCCGCAACCGCATGAGGGCCTTGCGCTCGTCGGCGCTCAGCGCCCGCAGGCCATAGCGGAACCATTTGCAGAACGCCTCATTCTCCAAGGCCGCTGCCATCCTGAGATCAGGGGTAAGGCGGCGGATGATCTCAGGGTGCTGGACGGAGGCCGGATAGCCCTTAATCCAGCCTTCGCTCTTCTCGGAGGCGAAGGGGACGACCTTGCCATCGTCAAGCTGGACGCCCTCCTTCGCCTTATCGGCAGGAAGAAGGTTCAGCTTGGCATCGTTCGGATTACGGATATCCGTTGGCTTCCAGTCGTACTTTTCCGTGGCTGCCTTTAGAGCCTCCTCCTCTACCGCCGCCGTCTCTGCCCGCTTATCCTTTTCGCGGTATTCGTCCCAATGGCCCTGAAATTCCTTCCTCTTGGCGACAGCCTCATCGGGCTTACCGCCCTGCTCTAACTCGTGCGCTTCGTCACGGGCCGTCATTGCCTTCCGCAAGGCCTCGCGGGCCTCGTTGCGAAGCTCTATAGCTGCGCTCATTGAATCCTCCTTTAGATTCCTACTCTCGTTTGTTCCTTCCGCAAGGCCCCGTCGATAAGGGCATCGCAATACCAATCCGCTGACTGCTTTCCATCAGAGGATTCTTGGCTTCGCTCTTCACTCGGAAAGTGCCCGGTTAGGTGACCCATCACACCAGCCCTATCGCCATCAGGGATGCTGGCCTGAGATAGCCGCGCCTTGGCATTGTTGACAGCGGCGCGGATAGCCGTGGCGCTCCCGGCCGGATGATGCGGAAACTTATATGAAGACTTGGCGTCGGGGTCGCTATCGGGATCTATCCAAGCGTGTTTGGCCCGTAGGACTCGCGCCTCATTGGGCATAGCCGCCACTTCTCCGGGCCCATCCCACGACGCATCCTCATCCTTCGGCGTACTGTGGGCCGGGATAGCGCCCTTCGCTTCCATGTCACCGTCCCCGCTCTCCTCCGTGCCCATCGCCCGGCGCATCCGGCGCATGGCGGACTCCATCGCCCCCATAGCGCCCCGCATCTCAGCCATCATGTCCTTCAGGCCGCTCACAGGGTCGAAGTTCATAGCCTTGATGTCCAGAGTCCGCGTCTCACGGTTGGCCCCCACGAGAACAGGCGATACCTCGTACAGTTCCAACTTCTTCAGGAATTGGACAGGCTGACCGTCAAAGTCGCCGTCTTCGGCCTCCAGAACCCGGAAGCCGAAGCTCCACTCCTGAAGGTTGCCCATAGCCTTGACGGTGCGGTATCCCTCCAGACCCGCGCTGGTGTCCATGAAGAAGCGCCCGTCGAAGGTGGCGTGCTTCCGGCCCAGGCGAACGGTCCCCTTGCCGATGGGCTGTTCCCAGCGATGGGCCCATACCATCGGCACCTCCTGGCCCTCGGTGAAGGCGCTGGGCTTCACCACATCACCATCGGAATCGATGACGTTGAAGACGCTGAAGGCCGCCTGAACGTCGCCCAAGCCATCATCCTTGACCTCGAACGGGGCAGTGAAGCGCTTTTCGGCTACAGCAGTGACCATCGTCGTCTCCTCATTCCACGATCGGTGCCCGTGAGCGTACGCAATTAGGATGGGCTACAGGATAGGATTCGAGGTCGTCCAGGCTGCGAATGGAGCCGTTGGCCGTGTCGGAATCATCGTGCCGCGTCCAGCCGCAACCTGGCCCGTCAAAGATGCGGACCCTGGTGACGCCGCCGTCACGGTAGCGAGCTATGGCGCCCTTGTTGTCAGCGATGGCCAATTCCGTGCGGGCGATTCGCAGCGCCCGCGCGGAACTGAAGGCGTCCAGGTCCCGGATGAGCTTGGCCGTCTGCTTAGGCGACAGCCCTTGCTCCCTTGCCAGCAGGAGCGCGTCCTGAACCTGCTTACGCGTCTCGTCGCTGATCTGAACGATGCGTTCGCCGGCATCTGCCAGCAGACGCCGCACGTTGGGGTCTAGCGGGTCGAAGGCATCCGGCAACTCCAGTTCCAGCGAGCCTACCCGCCAGCCTTCCTCAACGGCCTGATCCCAGAATGCTTGCAGGACGAACAACAGCAGCCGCTCCTCTTCGGTCGGCAATAGATCGTTCGGTTGCTTCTGGCCCTTGGGCAAACGGCCCACAACGCGCTCCGCTTGTTCAGCGAAGAAACGTTCTAGCGCCTCGGCTGCACGATCGGCCAGCTTCTCACGCGGTTGGCGGCGATTACCCACGTCCGCCTTGCTATCCAGGAGCGTTGCCATAGCAGCCCTGCCCCCGATACGGGCAGGCACAGGCGTCTCGATGACCTGGTTTATAGCCCGCACATAGAAGTCAGCACCGTCGATAGCGGGTAGGCCCACGGCCTGAAGGGCCTGGTTAACGGTCAGGCCACCAGAACGGATAAGTTCATTAGCCGTCTTCAGCCGGTCACTATGATCCTCCTGAAGTGCCTTAACACCGCTGTTGTCAAAAGCAACCCTTGCGCCCCTATCGGCAGTGGTGGCAAATTCAGGCAGCAACTCCCGCGTCAGCACGGAACCGACAGAGGCCGCGAACGGCACCATCGTCTCGGACCAGAATGACTGCTGCGCCTGCTCGTAGTTGCTGTATGTCGCCTTCTCCAAGCCCACAAGAGCACCGACGATGATGGGCGGCACGCCGAAGACGGCGCAGATGCGGGACTCCACGAACGCCCGCGTCCCCGGCATCTCCATGTCCTTGATGGCCAGGCCAAGTTGTTGATACTTCGCCTCCTGGGCGTTCAGGACAAGTAGTTCGAACCACTTCTTGACGCCGCCGAACATCCGCCGGAAGGCACCCTTTATCTCCTTCACTTCGTCCGGGGAGTGCCGCGTCTCCGTCGTCAGGATGCCTACCGGAACGCCGGCGTTCCGGAAGAAGGCCCAATCGAAGGCCGTCATCTCCGTATCCACGTTCCCTTCATTAACGAGGACGGCGATAGGGGATAGGCCATAGAAGTCGTTGATGAGGTTGGGCGTCCTCAGGTGGATCACGTCGGCGCGGGGCAAGCGTTTGATCTCCTGCCCGTTGACACTGACAACGAAAGCGTCCTCGGCCCGCCTAGCGCCGGGAGCTATCTGCACATAATCGGGGCGGAGCAAGCCCAACTCCTTGACCGGCCCCAATACACGGTTGCGCGTAGCGTTCTCCGACCGCCGTACCTTCTCTACATAGGCGTTTCCCGTCGCCTGGAAATGGCTGGCCAGCGTCACCTTGAACTCATAGCCGTCCATCGCCTCATTGGGATTTTCCAGTAGGGTCACGAGCGCATGATCGGGAACGGGCTCCGGGACGCGCTGCTGGTTGGGCCGGAGGACCTGCGCCGGCAGGTCAGCGAAGGACGTGGCTATCTCGCGGATGCAGGAATAGATGAGGCTGTTCTTGCTGTAGCCGGCGCGGGAGAAGTTGCCTATATCATCATCAGTCGGCTGTGGACGGCCGCGTTGCCAGGTCGGAATGAACTCAGAGGCGGACTTGCGGGAGAAGCGGACGGGCTCGCCCCAGGCTTCCAGGACTTCCGGCAATCTGTCCAAAGAAAAACAGCCCTCCGCATGAGCCCGATGCGTGGGCTGTCAGACTGGCCCGTGGATGGGCCGCTTTAGCTATTTGATTTGTCTATGGTGTAGCACGGTTAAGCCCGATTGTCAATCAATCGGGTCTCCGCGTGCTCACCGCATCGCCGCGCATAATCCGGATGACAGACCCAACGATTGCATCTTCAAACGGAAGCAGATCATAGATGGTCTCGTATACTCGGAGGCGTATGTCATATCCATGCTGCTGCCTGCGGAGCATGGCGATCTTATTGCCCAACTGCACTTTCGTCATGGTGGAAGTCCGGAGCCAACGATCACCCCGCTTCCCATCTGGATGATGCATAAAGACAGGCACGGCTTCAACTTGACCGCTGATGAGCGTTACCCGCCGGCTTAGACCCTTCAGCCATGCTCGCGTCGCCTGCTTGAGAAAAGGCAGGAGCGCATCGTTGCCCAACCGCTGCGCGAGATTCGTATTCTCAGAGAGAATGACCCTTGCGACCTTATCTATCTTGAAATCCACGCCACTGCCGATAGGGCAAACCTTATTGACGGCTCGCCCGATGGCGAGTTCCAGGTCAGGACTTGGCATTTATGTCCTCCAGAGTCCGCTTCACATGCCGGAGGAGATCGATATCCTCATCGAGGAAGCGGAGGATTGACTCGGCATCCTTCGGTGTTGCCTGATCCCGAACCGCCTCCACTCCCAGTTGCCGAAGGTGCCCGATTGCTGTCGTCACCGTCCATAGGGCTCCTATGGCGTCGTACTTTTTGGCATGAGCAACTACCTTTTCGATAGTCCCGGTCAAGATGCGCCCACCGCTAAGAATGGGAGGCGCTTTGCCCGCGATCATGCGCTCCTTGTATTCATCCGGCAGATCAGGATCGTTGACCGTCCGGACAGCGGCCTGAAGTTCGTCCCGGGTCCAGCTTTCGCGTTCCGCCGTCTCCAATAGCCGGCCCGCCGTCTCCACGTCCGTGGCGCGGGAGGCGATGGTGAGGTTCCGCTGCTGGTAGTTTTGCGCGGTTTCCGAACCGTGGTTCGATAGGTCCCGTCTCAGCCGGATTGCCTTGACGGCGTTGCCGACGGTCCGGTCGCTGATCCCGAATTCCTCGGCGATGCGCACCTGCGTCCAGTCGGGGCGAAACGTCGCCACGCGCTCGATGGCCCGGTCCCGTTCCAGGAGACTCAAGTTCCGCCCATGCCGGAAGTTGGCGATGGCAGC